CACCCGGCGGTATGCCGGTCAGGTCGCCTTCCTGGGTGGTTAGCGTTTTGAGCAACCCCGAAAAAATATAGATATTGTCCATGTGTCCTCCCTATGTGGTTATGGCCCACTTCTTGAATCCCTGGGCAGCGGAGTCATTGATCAGCTCGTACTTTGTCTCCATGCCGGTTGTTGGAGGCACCTTTGCCTGGTAGACTCCGGTCGGATCGGCATTCGTGCCGCCAAGGTTCGCTGTCGGAGCCGCTGCCGTATAGCCCATCCTGCCGGCGTAGAGGTCTGCGAGCACCAGATCGATTGTAGTGGCATCCAGCCCCAAATCGTTCATAGTCAGCGTCGTCAGCGCCGTCCAAGCCCGCATGCAACTGGCGGCGAAAGTATACGACGATCCGGCGGCAGGCATCGAGGAGAGCCGCCAGGTCGTAGGTCGCCAGTCGACCATGTTGGCGCTAGATATCGAATAGGTACCCGCAGGCATCGAGAAGAGATGCCAGTACGTAGGTCGCCAGTCGACCATATTGGCGCTAGATATCGAATATGTACCGGCAGGCATCGAGTAGAGCCGCCAGGTCGTAGGTCGCCAGTCGACCATGTTGGCGCTAGATATCGAATAGGTACCCGCAGGCATCGAGAAGAGATACCAGGTCGTTGGCCTCCAGTCGACCATATTGGCGCTCGATATCGAATAGGTACCGGCAGGCATCGTGTGGAGATGCCAGTACGTAGGTCGCCAGTCGACCATGTTGGCGCTAGATATCGAATATGTACCCGCAGGCATCGAGAAGAGATACCAGGTCGTTGGCCTCCAGTCGACCATGTCCGCCGAATCTATTTTGCAGTTGGTAGCGAGAGTGACCCAGAAGTAAGTGAGCACGCTGTACTGCAACTCCGATGTGTCGAGCCCACCAAGTTTCGCGTTATCGATCTGGAGCTGGGTGATCAGGTGAGCATGGTTCACCGTGATGGGATACGTTCCAGCCACGGCATATACGTGGGTGCGGGCGGTGGTCACATTGGCGACCAGCGTCTCTGGCGCGGTGCCGTCGCCCCAGTCGATGGTAGTATCATAGTAGGTGGTCAGCCGGGCGATAGACACCGTTTCGCTTGCGCCGGTGGTGGTAGCCGTCAGGTGGAACTGGTAGACCAGGACGCCCTTGGAGTACAGAAAATCGAGCGCCTGGATCAGGTCGGTCAGGAATCCGGGTTTGGTGGTCCCCCGGACCGGAACAGAACAGCCCCCCCTCGACACTGATCGGCTCGCATAAGACAGTACGTAACTCATGGAAGCCTCAGCTATGTTGAATTCGGCCTGTCAGAGTTCCGGATGTGTATTCGGCAGTCTTGAAACCGACACGTATCTGCTGGTTGGATACCGGAATATCGATTATGAAAGCCTGGCAGGCTCCGGAAGCTACCACTCTCCTATCCCAGTCTTCCCAGGCGCCGGGGATCTCGGGGTTGGTATAATCCCTGATCTGAGTGGTCACCGTGCCCACGCCCGTGCCCCCTGTCGGATTCAGTACCACCAGAACGCTATCCCGCGGGCAGTTCAGAGGATCGGTGAACGTGTTCTGAGCCGCTATAGATATTGCAACTTTAGCCATATTATAATCACCCACTAAGTTTATTATTAAGAAAAATAATTCAGCCGGATTTCTCCGGCTTGTCGGGTTTTACCGTCTCGGGTTTGGTCAGCCTCTTGAACTTCTGGGGGTTGGCGGTGGCCTTCCTGTCCATCCGAGACCCGGCCTCATAGGACACATCCCTGCCCGACACCGTATTCTTGTAGGTGTTCATTATGGGGCCAGCCATCTAAGGCACCCCCACGACGAAGGCTTTTCCTCGGGTAGCGTTGGTCTGGATGAGGATCGTTCCGTTGGCCTGTAGGAACCGGGAGGTTTCGAAAGGCCCGAGGATATAAGTCTTGTTGACGCTCAGGGTGTACAGCTTGTCTCCTAGAGCTCCTTGGATGAACGGGCCGGAGTGGACCGTGAGATTAATTCCCAGCAAGCTTGCGGCGGTTGTGTTCACGACGAGCAACTGGTTACCATTGCCGGTCGATATGAACGTGTTCCAGGCCGCAAAAGCGCCCCAGATATTGGCCCCGCCATTGTCAGTGTCCGCCCAGGTCTGATTATACTGAGGGAGCACGTTAGCCGCTCCCATGCAAGGAGCTGCCAGCATTGCCAGCAGCACCAGAATAGATAGAATAGATTTCATGACTTCATCCACCTCAAGTGTAGCAGCTCAGCACGCCGAGGCACTCGGGCCGCACTACCTTTCCTCCATACACCTGCAGGCCCTTGACGGCGTCGGAGAAGCTGTCTTCAGGCCGGAAGGGCTCGACCTTCAGGATCTGGGAAGCAAAGGTTATTGCCTGGCTGGTTCCGAACATGACCTTGTAGACGTCGTGTCTGCCGTCCCCGTCCTCAATGTACTCCACGTTGTTGGACTCCATCACTGTGAAGCCCGCGATGTTGCCCACCTGGCCGTTCCTAAGGCCCATCGTGGTGCCGCTCACATCGGCCTTGGAGAAGCGATCATCATTCAGCATGATTGTGTAGAGCTCGGGATGGACGATCATCCACCAGCCGCCCGACTGCACATTCTGCTTGATAAGAGCCTGCCTGCAGAGGGTCACCAGCTTGTAGACGTTGTTCGCATCGCCGTTGGTGTTGTTGGGTGCCTTCGGTGCCGCCGTGGTCCCAAGCAGGTTAGCCGGGGAGCCCCAGTGTACATACCGGCAATGAACTGGTCCACCTCGTCCCTCAGCTTGTAAGCGGCACGGGCCATGGCGGACTGCATGACTTTGGGCCTCTGCTGGGCCTTGTCGATATCGTCCACTTCGAAATTGAAGTAGTCCGCCTCGGTAATCTCCAGCACCTGCTGAGCGCCGGTCAAAGTTTCGGGGGCATCGATGGAGCCGTTCTTGGTGTAGGCCTTTACGGTGATATCGCCGATCTGGTTGATTCTGACGGTGTCACCTGCCTGAGTGATCTGGCCCTCGTAGTCTCGGTTGATGATGCCAGGCTGAGCGAACACCAAAGCCTTCTCTAAGGCCATCTGGAGCTCGTTTGCCCAAATTTCTGGAATGAAATTGTCAATTGCCATATGCTATCTCCTACTTGATTTCGCCTCGTTCAAGCGCCTTCATAACAGCGTCTTGGTTCTTCCTGTACCACTCGATATCCTTGCTTTTTTCAGCAAGTTCTGCCCTGGTCATTCCAGATAAGCTGTTGCTTTGGTTCTGGATACCAGTCTGACCCGCGCCCTGAGCTGCTTTGGGCGGCTCGACCTTGAGCCTAGCTGCCAGCTTGGTTACGCTCGCGGCCACTTCTTCCTCCGTGGTCCCGGATACGGAGTCAATCCATTCTGCTGCCACGCCTGCCTCGGCAAGCTTGGCGGCCTTGACCCGCTCCAGCTTGAGGCTGGACAGTTCCTGGTCTTTCGATTGCAACAGAGCATCTTTTTCCGCCAGATCCGCCTTGAGCTTTTCAAGTTCGGTCATCTGGCTTTTCTTCAGCTCTGCAAGCTCCTCCGAAGCCTTCTTCAGGTCGGAGTAATCAGCGTACTTCTTGCGTTCCCTGGCCAGTCGATCAGCCACAATAGCGTCAACTTCGGCCTGAGTGAGCTTTCCCTCGTTCTGAGGTTCATTACCGCCTGGTTCTGCCGGAGGCGTTCCGGCGTTGCTATTTTCTTCAGACATAAACAATCAACTCCCTCCGATTATGCCCGGAGTAGGCAAAAGATAATAATCAGATAAGTTCGTCCAACGACTCGCTTAGGAGCTGGTCGATAGATTGCTCCACATCGAGGCCGGGCAGGGCCTTGAGAAGGCCGCTGTCAAAAGCCATTTGCAACGCCCCCCTCCGGCCGATTATTCCAACTGTTTTGAGGGTGGCAAGAGCCGCCGCCCGAATGTTGTTCACATTTGCTTCTTCCATCGGGTCGTCTGGGATGCCGTCTTGGAGGTTGATCGTGATATCTTCGATTGGAATCTCGGGCGGGTGGAGCTGGGACCAGAGATGAAGCACGGCAGGGATCGCTTTCTCTGCTGCCCGCGCATACTTGGATACTTTGGAGAGCGTCGGGATGAGCCTGATTCGCAAGGCCGTGCCGCTTTCTGCCGTGCCCTGGCCCTGGCCAGCCAAAAGGACTCTGGAGAGCTGAAGCATCTGCAAGAGCTGGTCCATGCTCTGTTCTATAGCCCGGTCCACGGCACCCAATTCCGCCTGCCAGACCATGAGCGAAGGCGACGGATCGCCGGGCTTGGTGATGATAGCCTGGCCGGGCTTGTAAACCCATTCTTCTTTTGAGTGATCGAAGACGGTGGCCGATTCAGGTACCACGGGCGTGGGGCTGGTGAACTTCGCCAGTACCTCAGCCCGCTGAGCGAAGAGGAGTTCAAGCGATTCTATGAGCGATATGATG